CAACGCATCCTTCCAGCCCGCAGCAAGCGGCGGACTTGATGCCTTCTTACTGATGGGAGCATAAATGGCAACGACATATAAGGTTCTAGGACAGATCGAGCCGTCAGCGGCTTCTACTACCACGGTATACACCGTGCCGTCGGCAACGCAGGCGGTAGTATCGACCATTACGGCGTGCAATCAGGGCGCAGCATCTGCAACAATTAGGATCGCTGTTCAGCCCAACGCGGAAACACTTGCGGATAAACACTACATTGTTTACGATGTCACACTAGCCGCATATGAAACTATTGGATTTACTTTTGGAATCACTGCTGACGCTGCGGACATTATCGCAGTGAGGGCATCAACCGCTACAGTATCATTCAACGTGTTTGGAACGGAAATCTCCTAATGTCCGTTACTAGATTTGGAGATGGCGTACCGCTCAATGAGAAGGGGCAAATTGTCACGCACAATGGTACAACAGCAATCTCCATCCCAGTTGGATCAGATGGGCAAATCCTCACTGCTCAATCTAGCACGTCATCTGGACTTCTGTGGGCAAATGTAAATACTGGCGACACTCAATATGTTAAACTAATTTCGAGCACCACAATTACATCTGCTACGCATTCGATAACATTTTCAGATATCCCACAAACATATGACGAACTAGTTCTTATTATGTCACCAAAAAGAGGTGACGCACAGACTCATACAGCAAGTGGGCTTAGGATAAACTCAGTATCAACAACAACATATAGGTTTTCGTATGGAAACTATGGAGTCGGATCAGATTCAAACGTTGGTAGGGCTGAATTTATTTACTGGTTAGGCGGACCACAAAAATCTATATGCGAAATATCATTCCCAGCATATACATCAGATGCTTCAAAAGTTGTGGTATACAGATCTACAACGATTGATTCCTTAGTTGGTAGCACAAGCAATACATTCTTCCACGGAGTGTGGGATAATACTAGCGCCATAACATCAATTACCATATATGCTGGATTACCAGATGAAACAACAAGAACGTTTTCAGAAAATGCAGATTCTTTTTGGATTTTATATGGAGTTAACTGGTCATAATGCCAATATCATCAATCGGTATTAGCCCAACAAGCGCGAAGGGAGATATCCTTTCTAGCAATGGGTCGTCTAGATCTAGGGTTCCAGTGGGAACAAATGGGCAGATTATTACTGCTCGATCAACTGCAACATCTGGTATGCAGTTTGAAACTGCATCCGTTGCGACTCCAGTATATGAACTTATCGCATCAAGTCTACTGACTGCCAACTCTACAACAGTAACGTTCAGTTCAATTCCAACAACATACAAATGGCTTAAGGTTATTTGTCAGGCAAGAGGTTCAACATCTAATGGGGCAACGCCATATATTGTATTGAATTCTGACACATCAAAAAATTATCCATATTCATTACAGTATAGGTCTCAGGCAACTGTAACGACGTCAACGTCATCATTAAGTGGCGGGATGTATCTTGAGCAGAACGGCAACACTGGTGACGGGCTCACATTTGAAGTTGATATTGCATGCACAACAAGTACGTCACTTTCGACTGTCTTTTATTCTAGATGTGCTGCGCTTAGCAATACAAATTCAACTATTCGCTGGACAGTTCTTACTTCTCGTGTTAATTTAGAAGCAACCGTAACATCGATTCTATTTAAGTTGACTAGCACTGACGTGTACGGAGCAAATTCTCAATTTCTTCTCTACGGGAGAAAGATATAAATGTCCATTTCATCTTCGTCATCGTCATACGCAGTTGCATCACTCTTAACAACAAAAGGTGACATCCTAGCGCATAACGGAACAACACTTGCCCGTGTTGGTGTTGGAACAAATGGTCAGGCGCTGACTGCGGATTCAGGTCAAGTATCTGGGGTATCTTGGTCTGCGGCGCCTGCTGGTGGATCAAATTACTACGTCCCAATTGCATATACAACTATTACGGCAAATGCCGCAACGGTCAGTATTGAAAATATACCCAATTCATATAAGGCAATTGGGATCGTTGCAATGGCAAAAGATACTTCTGTTGGCTCAAGAGACATCAAGATTCGGTTCAACTCGTCAACGACAGCGTATTCATACGTTGTGCGAAATAACGGCGGGGTAACCCAAAATTCTCAAGGAAATAACGACTCACAAATTAATCTTGAATTTGGCGCTGGTCAAGGAAGTGGACATCGTGGATATGTTCATATGCTGATAAATCAATACGCAGATACATCAAACAGTAAACACGGACTTGTTGTTGGCGGCGGTGGACAGTCAACCACTAGGTCAGTTATTTACTACGGTCATTATTATTGGAGTGGAACTAGCGCAATAAGTTCTGTGCAATTCTGTATGAACTTTAGCAGTGCAGATGCAAGGATTGAATCTGGATCTAAATTCTATATATATGGGTTGAAATAAGGAGAGAAAATGTCAGAATTCGGAAAGATTGTTGAAGTAAACTGCGAAACTGGCGAGCAAATCTATCGCGACCCAACGCCAGCGGAAATCGCCGCTGCAGAGGCTGCGCGACCAGCGGAAGAGGCTGCCCGCGCTGAACGACAGGCTGCCATTGCTGCCGCCGAAGCCGCCCTAGAGTCAGCCCGCGCCAAACTTGCCGCCCTCGGTCTGACCGAGGCAGAAGTCGCGGCGCTCGTTAAGTAATGTCGCGACTAAAGATCCGCTCACAACTTCCGCTCGTAGAGAAGGGCGGTATCCTTGATGACTGTGGACCAGCATCTTGCGCAGCCGCCGTCTCGTGGCTCCTTGACAAGGAGATCACCGCGAGGGAAGGCGTGGCAGCCAAGGAGAAGGCGACTGGGCGCAAGGATAAGCCTGGAGTTGCAGACAACGCCACCGACCTCTCGGAGATCATCAAGACCTGCAAGGTCCTCGGCGCAAACGGTCGATGGGCTCGGGACTGGGACGATGTAGTCAAGAGCCTCAAGGCTGGCGCTGCCGTCATCATCAATGTCCAGGCTGCGCGATTCTACCCGCCACAAGCGATTAGCGCATGGCACAAGCGGTTTGTTGGTCGGCACGCAGGTGCAACCTACGGACACATGGCTGCTGCTGTTTGGGATAAGGAATTCGGGTTCCAGTTCGCTGACCCAACGTTCTCAGGTCTAAAGGCAGAGAAATATGCGTGCCTGGTATCCGAGAAGGAGTTAAAGGCAATCGCATCAAGTAAGGGTGAGGCTCCGCATCGTCGGTGCGTCATCATCAAGAAGTAGGAGATATCATGAGCAAGTCAGTACAGGCAACAATCGCATCATGGGCACGTTCTTTCCTGGCAGCCTGCCTCGCACAGTTCATCGCCCTCGGTGGCGGCGCATTTGACTTCGGCGTTGATGGATGGAAGTCCGTCCTTTCCGCAGGAATTGCAGCCGTTGTACCCGTCGTCATCCGCTGGTTGAATCCAGAGGACAAGGCGTTCGGCGTCAAGGGATAAGTGGACGCAAGAGACCTTGCCCCAGTTCTTACTGGGTGCCACGTCTGCCGATCCCCGCTGGTTGAGTTGATCAACAAGCGGATGAAAGACGGAATGCCAGACATGAAGATTGCAGATTGGTTAAAGACTGAAGGATATTACATCAGTCGAAATACGCTTGGAAAGCACAAGCGTGAACATCTGACGACTCCCCACGAATCTGCCCGCATTGAAGCGGTGAAGAAGATGGAGCAGGCGCAGAAGACCATCAAGGCAACCCATCGAGACCTTGCAACGCTGGTCAGGGATTACGTATTTTCAGAAGTAGAAACTGGGGCAATGGCTCCAACGCTCTCCGAGGGTTTGCGAGCACAAGAGATGATCGATAAGCGGAACGATAAGACCGCCGATCGGGACCTTATGGTCTCACTAGCGCAGATCCTCGGCGGGGCTACTACTACGTACGAGATTATCGAAGCCAAGCCCGTGCACGAGATTCAGGAATGACAAAGGACTGGGTCTACGTCGGCGGAACATTTGACATGTTCCACTACGGTCACATGAACTTCCTCCGCGAGTGCCAGAAGTATGGTCCAGTTATTGTGTCACTAAACACTGACGACTTTGCTTCTCGGTACAAAAGGGCTCCAATCATGACGCTTGGGGAGCGCATGGAGGCGCTTGCTGGATGCAAGTACGTCGACGACGTTTGTGTCAACATCGGTGACGAAAACTCAGGGTTGACCATCGATAGGATCACTGACCGACAGATCGCTTACATTGCACACGGGGACGACTGGTTCGGTCAAGACCTTCTTCATCAACTTGGTATCGACGATGACTGGCTAACAAACAGAGCAATCAAGATGCTGTATGTCCCCTATACCAAGGGCATATCTACATCAGACATTATTGGGAGGATCAATGGCGACTCTGACGGCGATTGTGACTGCTCATGCGGATGAGCAGAACCTTCGACGGATCCTAAGGGATCTTCACGAATGGCAGGTTCGGAAAGCAGACGAGATCATCGCCCTAGCGTCAGACATCGACCTGACCGCTTTGCGATCCGAGTTCCCGAAGGTTCGCTTCTACGAGGAGCCAAACCTGGGAGACTGGGGTCACGCAAAGCGCGCAAAAGGACTCGATCTGGCAACCTCGGACTACGCTGGGTGGTTCAACCACGATGACTCCTACCACCCAGATTACATCCTAGACATGATGAGACTTGCAGAGTCTGGCAATGATGTGGTATACTGTGGGTGGTCTAAAGACTCAAAGCCTACGTTTAAATCTGGACGCTCTACTTCTGGAAACTATATCGTTCAGATCGACAAGGGAAGGGCTGCTGGGTACTCCGATCGCCACTACGAGGCGGACGGAACCTTTATCAACAGAATTGTAGACAAAGCAAATTCTATCGCCTTCTGCGATCGAGTTCTATACTATCATAACGAGGTGCGATAATGGCACGCAGTGCAGCATGGCAGCGCAGCGAAGGCAAGAACCCAAAGGGCGGTCTTAACGCCAAGGGTCGCGCATCCTACAAAGCGCAGACTGGTGGCACGTTGAAGGCTCCCGTCAAGAAGGGCGACAATCCCCGACGCGCATCATTCCTCGCTCGCATGGGTGGGATGCCAGGACCAGAGCGTGACGAGAAGGGTCGACCGACCCGACTGCTGCTAAGCCTCCAAGCGTGGGGCGCAAGCAGCAAGGCTGATGCCAGGAGCAAGGCTGCTGCGATCAGCGCACGTAACAAGGGGACTCGTGGTCGGTAATGAAACTGCACGAGATCTGGCTCTCGGTCGCACTGACATCGAGTTCTTTGCTCGGCGCTGGCTCAATATCGATGGGCACCGAGGACAAATTGACTGGTGGCGTGCCTGCGCGGAGCGCGATGACTCGGGATACCGACCAAAATACCTTACGACGGTTGTATCCGCGGGAAATCGTGCGGGGAAAACGATGGCGATGGCGATCCTCTGCCTTCACCACGCCTTGTACAAAATGGGCATTCAACAGCCAAAACCTGACGATCCCTCAGACGCCCGACGATGGTCAAACATCCCGTACGAATGGTACCACGTAGGAATCCAGCAAGAAACTGCTGAACTCGTTCATCGAGAGATTACATCAATCCTCTCTGGTAATCACCCAGCCCAAAAGGGAAGAGGGTGTGCGCTGACGAAGGAACTCGGGAACATTGCCACGCTGGACAAGAAGTACCGAGGTGAATACCTTTGGATTAAGTTCCACCCAGTAGTTGGTGGGGCGAGCATTCACTTCCGAACGACACAGGAGAAAGCGAAGGCGCTTCTCGGGAAGGACATGAATGGGATCTCGTTCGACGAGGCGGCATTCGAGCCCCACTTGGTGGAGATCTACCAAGAGGTCCTCAACCTCCGACGC